ACTAAACAATAACTCCTTTAACTATACTTTGATTTTCTTTTAATAGCATCTGCCTGTTTCTTTTCTCTATCATACTTTAGTTCATAGTAACCAGCAAAAAATATCAATTCTTCATCTGTAAGCTGTGTTCTTAATTCGCTTACTGTTTTACCTAATTCTGTTGCAAGGAAAAACTCAAAGTTTAGCCAGTTGTCCCCCCTTAAGATTCCTTTGTGTTTTCAATATTTACGTTTTGATTTACACCAAACAAAAATAATTCGATTTCATTTAAAACATTTTCTGGTAATTCATTTTGTAAATTAGCAAAATCTGCTGGGTGAAATGCTTTTGTACCATCTTCATTTTCTGCTAATTGACAAAGCATATGAGTAGAAACAATTAAAGGATCATCGCTGCCTGCCCTTTGCGTTGCTCTAGCTCTGTCAGCCCTTGTGATGGCCTTGAAATACAAACTGACTACAACATTACCATTGTCATCTTTAACGTCAAATTTGCGCCTTTTGCTAAGGTCAAAAGCATTTTTTAAAAGCTCTAGTGTCTTTTTTTCTGCCATAAATTTATTGCGAGATGTTTAAAAAAAATTTATATTGCTGAAGTTATAGCACCAGTTGTAATAAATGAAATATTTATTAACTGTGTTTCTCCAAGTGTTGCTCCATATTCAGCACTTGTAATAATTCCAGAAAAACTAATTTTTTTAGCTGAAGTTGCACTATCAGGAAACAGTTCAAATAATGCGTCACCAGCATCACCTGTAACTAATACATCATCAATAAATGCTTGATAATCTGAGTTTCCAGATGGGTCATAAATAAGTTCTGCAGAACCCTCACCAGCTATAAGACCACCAATAAAAGTTTTAGCAGTATTGCCTTGAACTGTTGTTTCTAATGTGTCTTTTGAAATTGATAATGACCAAGATCTAGTTCCAGTAATATCGGCCTCAGTACCAGCCGCATTATGAAACATAACCTTGCCAACATCACCCTTAATAGCTGCCATGACAAAAAAATAAAATATTTATAATTATATTAACCTTTTTCAGAGGACTTTACATCTTTTTTAGTTTTTTGTTGACTCTCATAATACTTTCTACACTCAGGATCCCAATATGCTGCCTCTCTTCTTCCTTTTATTGCTTCGATTGCGTCAAGCATTTCTTCTGTAATTTCAAGCTTTCCCATAATTAAAGATCCTCATAGATTGTAAATGTTATTCTGATTTGAGTTTGAAACTTACCTTCTGGACTAGAGTTAAGTATTTCGGGTCCAATAGGTGCATCAAAAATAACACTTGATACGGTAATTCTATTGTATAAGTCTCTAAGTCTTTTGCAAATTGTAAAGTTTGAGCCAGCTCCTAGACCTTCTTCTGTGAATACGTTTAATAAAACTAATCCACTTATCAGGTTATCAGAATCAGTTGTACCACCTTGCGTTAAATATGTATTTGCACCAAAGCTTGTAATGCACTGTACAAAAGTATCTTCTGTAGTACTATCAAATGCCATGTTATTAAAAACAACTGGTATTGACGGACTTGAGGCTAGTTCTGTTGCAAGTCTTGCCTCAATAGCAGATCTAACTGTATTCAAATCTGTAGCAGCCATCAAATCTTGCCTTTAATTTTATTGTATTCGGCTATAGCCCAAGTTTGTAACTCTTTTGCTATTAACTCAGGATATCCAGCTTTAGTACCCTGTCGAGTTCTATAAACATTTCCCCAAGATGGTGGCAAGTTTTCACCAAAACAAACAGGTTCCGCATACGGTAAATTATTTGATACAGTACCGCTAAATTTTTTTATTTGAGTTTGCCAAGCATTTCTAAGAGAACCTCCAACACCTTTTTCTCCCTTATCTTCGTCAGGTTCAAAAACTGGAGTATCTTTTTTTACTCTTGCTGTCCATTCTAATGTTGTTGCCTGCACTAAAACTTCAACGGCTTCTTCCATAACTTTAGGAATCTGGACAATAGATATTTGTCTTGGCATATTTACCTCAAAATTAGATCAAAACTAATTGGTGTATTATTTTGTTCATTCGTGATTACTTGTACAATTTTAAATTCAACACTACTAATAACCACCCTATCTTTTGTAGTAGGAACAAATGTAAGATCCCCAGCAGATATTGTCAGTAACTTATCCTGAGATTCAATTAAATCGTTTACCTGATTCTTTGAAACATTACTTAATGCACCTTTGATTGTTGTATCAGATAATGATTCGGTTATGGCTCCTGTTGTAGTGTTATAACTTCCAGCAGTCACTTGCCTGATAGTTACATCACCGCCAAGCTTTTTTAATGAAGCACTAGCCGCTTTCTTTAGTGCGTTAGCAAGACTCATAATCTATAAGCTATAACTTGACCACTAGCAAGCGTAATACTTGTTATTACACCACAAACTTCAGTCGAAGCTTTCATTTCGATGCCATTAATCGTTGCAGATCCATTTTCTGTTATGTTTTCAGCTACAAAAGTAGCTTCTGAATCTTTTAAAGCATGAACCTTACCAAATCTGCCTGTATGAGTTGCAGTATTAGTAATGATTATTGCTGCTGGGTAATCGTAGCCGTACATTTAAGACCTCTTGATTGATAAGTTTGCTCTTCCGCCTATTCTAATGCCCATCAGGTAATGATCAACTATTGGCGGAATACGATCAATTCCTACAGCCCCAAAAAATCTAGGAGTTACATTTAAACTTCCAATACTCACATTTGCAAAATCTTCCAGTCCACTAAGTTCTAAACCATTTCTATTATTGTTCAAATAAACTGCCAAAATTACTTGTGCTTTTTTAACGCGATCAGGTATTTCAGTATCGGTGTAATAATCAGCGACTAATCTATTTGGGAAACTTAAGCCATAAAGATTTGTATATGTATCAGGTTTTCTTACTCCCGACCTAGGCCATTCAAGTGCTTGTGTATCAGCTACCCTTGCCCCTAAAAATTTTTCTCTATCTATTCTTTGGGCTGCGGTAAATAATGCCCTGTTTTTATTATCAGTCGTTGAATTATCCCAAGCGGCATTATCATCACTTAGAACAAATCCTTCAATGATAGCGTTTGCATCATCGAGGGTTATATAGGTATTGGCATTAGCACCGCCAATAGTAGCATCAAGAGTGATCGCCATTTATTTTTTCTTGTTTTGGCTTACGTTTTGGTTTCGGCTTTTCAAGAGTTTGAGCTAGTGAAGCTGCTTTTTGGGCAGCCTCATTTTGCTCTCTCATACGCCTAAATGCGTACATTGCCATTAGCTTGAAGCACCTTTTAGTGCAACGAAATTAATAACAATAGCTTCTCCTAAGTTTCCAGCAGAAACATTAGAAACTGTAATTTTAAAACTACCTGAACCAATTTCACTAGCATTAACTAGATATGATCCAGCTGTTCCACCACTTCCATGACAAGCCACAACAACATCTGTAGAAGAAACTTTGCTATTTGTTACAGCAAAAGTAACTTCAACTCCAGCGTTTAGAGTTGCGTCATTCATTGTGATCTGCCCACTCTCAGTATTGAGAGTTACGCCAGTAGCTTTTGAACTAGCCTGAGTTACAGTACCGCCTGTAGTGGGTCCAATTAAGGAACCAGCAGTTACGTCAAATAATGAAGGCATAATTAATCCTGATTAGATACGTTAGTAGCTCTAACAATACCGATATTCTTAGTTTCATAGACTTTCGACCAAGAGCCTACTGTTTCAAGCGTTGATCTGTTTGGGTTCACAGTAGAAACTGCATATTTAAGACCAACAGGATGATAGATGTAATGAAGATCTACTGCCATTGCTTCTTCTAGCGCAAGAATATCTCTATCTGTCTGAGTTCTGATTGGTGCTTGCTCGCCAGTTACTACAGCCCCTTGAGTAAAGAAGAAAGTAGAATATTCTGTTGATGAACCAGAACCAGTTGTAGGAATATCATCTGACACAATCACTCTTAAGCCCATGAATGAACCGAATGAAGGGTTGTCAAATGCTCTTGTTGTGCTACCTGAGGCAGCGTTAGTGTCAGCATTACCGCCATCGTCATAGATTCTGTCTATAACATTTCTTTCTAACAAGTCGTAGTACACGTTTGAGTGAACTGCCATTGCTGAAAGTTTTTCACCTTGATCACCAAGTAAAGCTTTAGCTCTTGCAACGTGGCGAGGACTTAAAACTGTAGGTGAGTCACTTGATTCAGAGTCAATAGTTAATCCAAATAAAGCTGAATTACTATCGTTTGCATTGATAGAACCAAAAGCACCAGTTAAGCAAGAATATAAATCTTTCTGTTTCTGGTTGTTTACATATGCCGCCATTTT